TATTAGTTCTTCATATGCATTAACAACATCATATGCTGATAATGAAACTATAGTTTTATCATTATATAGCTACCATAATCCATTAACATCTGGATCTACAAATTTTATAGGAGTAGGTAATTATTCAACTTCATCAGCTAATTCTATAGGATTAGCCTATATTGAAGGAAATGGAACCATAATATCAGCAGTAGTAGCATCAAATGTTCTCTCAACTACAGGTTCACTTCAATCAGATGTTAGCTTATATATAAATTCTACACCTACAACTTTTTTAAATAAATTAACATACCTAACAGGCTCTCAATTTATTAGACAGGATATTAATCAACCTGTTACACAAGGTGATAAAATATACATTAGATTAGACACTAATTCTGGAACTCAACCAACAAGAGTTATCCATAATATAAATTTACACATCAAGAGAAATGGCTAATACACTTTCAAAAACAGGCATAGTAGATAACAGTACTATTAGGACATGGCATGTTACCCAATCAATTGATGCTTTTAATGGAACAAGTGCATATGATATAACCTTATCAGGTTCATTAACAATTAATGGCCCATTAAATTTAACTTTACCTGTAACCGGTAACTTAATAACTAGTGCATCATATGTGGTAACATCTTCACATGCTTTAACTGCTTTATCAGCTAGTAATACAAATTATGCTAATGTTTCTTATGATGTATTAACTATACAATTACATCATCAACAATATGATCCAACACAAAATACATTATACTATTTTAGTATAAATCCATCCGAACCAGCTTTAAATGATAATCAAGCTGGAACATATGTATATGATACATTTGCTATATTAAGTGCAAGTATCTCAACAACAGTTAATGGAACCCTTGGAAGTTCAGAAACATCACAATATATATTATATGTTGGTGCTAATTCTAAATTATTTACAAATACTTTATCACATAGTGCTGATTTTAGTTCATTTGTAGAAGAGGTAGGTTTAGGAAAAGATGACCCAAATGCTAAAATTTATATGAGATGGAGAACCCCAGTATCATGGGCAACGGCTCCAACTCAAGTATCACATAATGTAGTATTATATTGTACTAGAAATTTTGATCCAATTTAATAAACAAATAAAAATAAATAAACATGTCAATAGTTACAGAAAAAAAGTTTTTAACCACAGAAGAGTTACAAACATTAAAAACAATTCAAAACGGTACTCAATCCATAATTTTAGAATTAGGTGAAATAGAATTATTAAAAATTCAATTAGAGAACCGATATCAAGATGCTAAAGTTTATTTAGCTAATTTAGCAACACAAGAAAAAGAATTTACACAATCTTTATTTGAAATATACGGTAAAGTTAATATCAACCCAGAAACAGGTGAGATTACTAAATTAGATTAATTTAGGTTGAAATACACCATATTTATAACAAAAATAATTTATTAAACAGATGGCAGAAACAATTGTATCACCTGGTGTATTAGCTATAGAGAACGATCAATCATTTATTACTCAAGCTCCTGTTCAAGCAGGTGCTGCTATTATAGGCCCAACAGTTAAAGGAAAAGTAGGTATTCCTACGATATGTACTACATATAGTGATTATTTAAATAAATTTGGTTCTACATTTTTAAGTGGAAGTCAAACATTTACTTATTTAACTTCTATTTCGGCATATAATTATTTTAATAATGGAGGTGACTCTTTATTAGTAACGCGTGTAGTTAGTGGAACATTCGAACCAGCTACTTCATCTGTTATACCTACAGCAAATGTTGCAACTTCCGCATCCGCAACTATCAATTTAACATATATATCTGCCAGTGTAGCAGCAGTAAGATCAGCTTCATTAAATATAAACGGAATTACTTTATTTTATACTGGTTCTACCCAAACAAATACACCAACTATCATCTATATAAACACAGCATCATTTGCTTCATCTACGGTAGCAAGTTATGTAGCTACTTCATCTGTGATATTTAATGCTAGTAGTTCAACAACTAACTATAGTTCTTCATTACAATATATTTCTTCAAGTAATTCATCTCCTAATATAGTTTTAACTTCAACAAATGTAAATGGATTAACAGGTAATTCATATTATTACATTTCTGGAAGTGCTATAGTAAACTTTACTGGAGGTACAAATACGGAAGCATTTATTATTGAAACACTTTCTGAAGGTGAATCAATGAATAGCTCAGGTTCATTATATGCTAATGGAACCTTATCAAATGGAACCTCAGAAAACCTTAGATGGCAAATATCTGCTCCAAATACTAATAATGGAACCTTTACTTTAATAGTAAGACAAGGTAATGATTCATCAGCATCTCCATCTATTTTAGAATCATGGAGTAATTTATCTTTAGATCCATTTGCTTCAAATTATATTGAAAAAGTAATTGGTAACCAGTCAGAAGAAGTAATGTATGATTCATCAACAGGTGAATATTTTGTTCAATTGAATGGTAATTACATCAATAAATCTCGTTATATACGAGTTAAAAAAGTAAATTATACTACTCCAACTTATTTCGATAACACAGGAAATCCAAAACCAGAATATACAGGTTCTATTCCTGTTACCTCAAGTGGAATATTTAATGGTGCTTCTGGAAAAAATGTCCCAACAGGTGTTGGTGGAGCATATTATGAAAATATTTCAAATACAAATATTCAAGGATTAAATCCAAGTACCTATACCCAATCAATCGCTTTATTAGCTAATCAAGATGCTTATAGTTACAATTTATTAACAGCACCAGGATTGATTGCTGATCCAACAAATTATCCTGCTCATATTTCTGTAGTAACAAGTTTAATTAACACTGTTCAAGGAAGAGGAGATTCGATGACAGTATTGGATCTTGTAGGATATGGTTCAAACATTGTCCCTGTAACAACAAATGCTTTAACATATGATACTTCATATGCTGCTGCTTATTGGCCTTGGTTACAAACAATTGATCCTAATTCAGGACAACAAGTTTGGGTTCCTGCCTCTACTATGATCCCATCAGTATATGCTTTTAATGATAGAGTAGCTGAACCATGGTATGCACCAGCAGGAATAAACCGAGGTGTATTAAGTAATGTTATTAGAGCTGAAAGAAATTTAACTCAAGGTAATAGAGATTTATTATATGAAAACAATGTAAATTCAATTGCTACTTTCCCTAATACAGGTGTAGTAGTATTTGGACAAAAAACATTACAGAAAAAAGCAAGCGCTTTAGATCGTGTAAACGTTAGACGTTTGTTAATTGAATTAAAATCATTTATATCTCAAGTAGCAGATACATTAGTATTTGAACAAAACAATATAATTACTAGAAATAACTTTTTATCTCAAGTAAATCCATATTTAGCATCTGTACAACAAAGACAAGGTTTAACAGCATTTAGAGTTGTTATGGATGAATCAAACAATACTCCTAATGTAATAGATAATAACCAGTTAGTAGGTCAAATTTATTTACAACCAACTAGAACAGCTGAATTTATTATATTAGACTTTAATGTATTGCCAACAGGAGCAACTTTTCCTGCTTAATAATACATTTTAGAAAAAAAATTAATATTTATAATAAAAAGATAAAATGGCAAATTTTTCAATTTCTCCTGGAGTAACAATTAGTGAAATAGATAACACTTTCTTAGTAGGAACACCTACACAAGCAGGTGCTGCTATCATAGGACCAACAGTTAAAGGTAAAGTTGAAGTTCCTACATTCGTTACTTCTTATTCCGACTTTCAAACAATATTTGGAGATTCATTTATTAGTGGTGGAGATTCTTATTCTTACCTTACATCATTAGCAGCTTATAATTATTTTAATTATGGCGGCACATCATTATTAGTAGCTCGTACAGTAAGTGGATCTTACACCCCCGCTTCAAGTAATGTAAATAATAATGTTAGTTCAGTAGGAGGTTCATTCCCAACAGCTTCATTTACAATATCCTCAAGTTATACAGCTTCATATGCTGGAGGTGCAAATGGAGGTACAATTAAATTTAGTATCCCTTCAGTAGTAGGAACTTTTACTGATTATTGGGTACAAGGAAATACTTGGGGGTATGATTATTATGATGCTAATGCAAATACAGGGTATGTTAGTATGTCTACTAATCCATCAATAGATGAATTTGGAGCTAATATTGCTAGGTTTTTATCTACTGCATCATATTTTGGAGTAACTAATGAAATTGGAGCTATATTTTCAGGATCATATAATACATCAACAGATGTACTTACAATAACAAGTAGAATTTCTTCCTCAGCTATAAATGGCTCTATTATTAGATTTGGACACATCCCTGGTGGATATGTTTATGCCGGAGCTGCAAATAGTCAATTTGTCTCAAGTTCAACTATTACTGGAGGTACTAATGGAGTTTCTTCAGTAGCATTTACTCTAGAAACACTATCAGAAGGAATTATCATGAATAACTCCAGTTCACAAACAGCAGGAGCTTTAGCTTCGGGAAGTGCGGATAATGTTAGATGGGAATTAACAAATACAAATACAGGTTCAGGAACATTTAATATTGTTGTTAGAAGAGGAGATGATAATGCTGCTAGTAAAATTGTTTTAGAATCTTGGAATAACATAAGTTTGGATCCTAACTCACCACGTTATGTTTCTAAAGTAATTGGTAACCAAAGTTTATCATATAACTCGGTAACAAATCAAATGGATGTGACAGGTGATTATCCAAATAAATCACGTTATGTTAGAGTTAAAACAGTAAATTATAATACACCTAATTATTTAGATGCTAATGGTCAACCACAATCACAATACACTGCATCTTTACCAATAGCACAAAGTGGTTCATTTACTGGAGCAACAGGAACAACTAATCCAACAATATATTTAAACGAAAATATTACAGCTAATAATACTCAAGGATTAGTAGGTTCAGATTATAATAATATGATAAGTCTTCTTAATAATAGAGAATTTTATCAATATAATGTAATTTCAACACCTGGGTTAATTAGTAGTTTACATCCAACACAAGTAAATAACATTATCACTAATACTCAAGATAGAGGAGATAGCTTATATGTAGTAGATTTAATTGAATATTCAGGAGATTTAGCTAATACAATTACAGCTGCTCAAAATATAGACAATTCATATGCCGCAACATATTGGCCTTGGGTTCGCTTATCAGATTCATCAACAGGAAAACAAGTTTGGTCACCAGCATCAACAGTAATCCCAGGTGTATATGCTAATAATGATAAAATCTCAGCTCCATGGTTTGCACCAGCAGGTATTTCCTCCAT